CGAAGAATAATTAGTTGTATTACCAAGACCCAACCCGCCTTGATTACCACCCCCCCAAGTCCACAAAGTACCGTCAGTCTTAACGGCAACGCTATTAACATAACCACAAGTTGCGCTTAACCAATTAGTAAGTATACCTACTTGCACGGGGCTAGAACGGTTAGTTGTGTCCCCTAAACCCAATTGACCTCGAAAGTTATATCCCCAAGACCAAAGAGTTCCGTCTGTTTTAATTGCAATAGAAGAGTAAAAACCACCAGCAACTTTTAACCATGCGGTCAATGCACCTACTTGTTTAGGACTGGAATAATTTGTGGTGTTACCAAGACCTAAATTCCCAAAAGAACCTTGACCCCAAGACCATAAAGTGCCATCTGTTTTAACTGCTAAAGTTGAACGGACTAAAACAGCAATAGATGACCAATTTGTTAATGCACCAACTTGATTTGGAGACGAACGGCTTGCAGTATTACCTAAACCAAGTTGACCAGAGTTGTTATATCCCCAAGTCCATAGGGTTCCATCTGTTTTAATTGCGGCAGTAGTACCCCCTCCAGCCGAAACTGTAGACCAAGAAGTTAGTGCGCCCACTTGTTTTGGAGATAAATACTGTGTTGTATTACCAAGTCCAAGTTGTCCAGTGCTATTCCAACCCCAAGTCCATAATGTTCCGTCATTTTTTGTAGCAACATTATGGTAATAGCCACAAGCAACAGTAAGCCAATCAGTTAAAGCGCCAACTTGCTGAGGCGAACTATAAGTTGTTAAACTATTTATACCAAGTTGTCCATGATTGTTATATCCCCAACTGAATAAACTTAATAAAGTTGAAGCAGTCTGCGCCCCCAGAGGATTAAACCCCGGCTTAACAATACTCCCCGGAAACATTTGTCTTATAGACATACTGTTCCCCTATCAGCTTTGGATAGATTCGTAGCTGATCGTGTAAGTGATACCGCTTGCTGTGCCCGATGTCACCACAATGGATGAGTTCTCCATCAGGTAAACCGCCGTGGTCTTATCTACAGCAATCACAGATGCACTAGCTGGCACTGAGATCGTAGAAATAATTGGGTAGTTTGTACCTGCGCCGGCAGCTAAACTGTTAATTGCCACCGTTGCATTTACTGCACTTGAGCCGTTCACATTAGCACACACGATCTGGTTAATCTTGTAGACCAAGCCAGAAGATGCGGCGTTAGACAGCAAGGTGTTAGCTGTTGTGTTGCCGGGTGTTAAATACGTTGTGTTACCAGTGATGGTCGTAACGTTAACAATATTTGGATTTGCCATGATGGTTCCTTACAGACCGAAGATCATTGAGAATGCGATTGCCTGACCCTTGGTAGCGCCAGAAGCTGCTGGGGCTTGAAAAGTTGGTAACGCTCCTGCGCCATTACTTGTCAAAATATACCCTGATGTACCGGGGCCAGCCGTAGCTTGGAAGTTACCTGTAGCTGTAGTACCAGTAAACACCACACTATAAGCTGTAGTTGTAGAAAGCCCTGTACCGCCTTGATCCACACCAAGAGTTCCAGTAGATACCAAGTTCTTACTAGCGTCTGTGAATACAGGCTTGCTTGCTGTCAAGCCGGAATCCAGAATGTTACCAACAGTCAACTTAGTGCCGTCAAACGTCATATTTGCAGAACCAGCAAATGAACCGCTACTGTTGTACTGGACTTGAGTTGTAGAACCGCCAGCCGATCCGCCGCCTACGTTTACAAAGTTAACACCGTCCCAAGCCACAATAGCCCGTGTACCAGCCGCCACAGTAACGCCTGTTCCAGTCGTACCTTGAATGGTAATTGACTGAGTGCTAGACGTTTTATTGATAACAACGTAAGTCTTAGACTGTGCAGGGACTGTAATAGTTCTTGTAGCTGTACCGCCAGCCGTCCATAAGATCACTGCGTACTGTGAGCTATTACCAGTCAAACCTGTACTTGCGTATGTACCCGTAGTTAGGGTCAGCGTAATGTCTGCATCAGTGGAGATTGTCTGCGTACCAGCTACCGCAACGTCAATGATCTGCGAGATGGCGTTATTAACTGTGTCTCCCCACTGCCCAGACAGTGTGCCTGTGGCTGGAAGGGTTAGACCGATTAGGGATGTATTTGCCATTTATTGCTCCTACTGTGTAGAAATTTGTGTCCAACCGGGAGTTTCTGTATTGCTTATATCAGCCCAGCCCGGTGTTTGTGGATTACTGATATTTTGCCAGTTTGCAGTCTCTGTGTCATCTATTACTTCCCACAAATTGCGTCCACTGTTTGTGTCAGTAATTGCCATTGTCTCAGTTCTGTTTACACCATAACCAGTGATTGCAGTTGGCGTATCTACAATAGATACAGACTCATTAAGAAACTCAGTATAAAACGTACCAACCGTGGTGCTGTCCAACGCTGACATAGACTCATTAATGGTCATAATCAACGTAGCCAAAGCCACTTCTGCTACAGAAATAGATTCAGTAACACTACCTAAAAACGTAGCTACAGCTTGTTCTACAGTTGCAATGTTGGCATTTTCTGTAACAGATACAGGGAAGTTTGCCGTAGCTGACTCAGCAGAACTGATGGCCGCAGAATCCGATACGCTGGCTGTGTAAGCTGTTGCCGCCGCATTGGTATCTGAAATGGATGCACTTTCAGTAACACTTTGAGCAAACGTTGCAGCTACTATTTGAACTTCTGTGTATGCCGCAGATTCTGTTCTAGCCACCGCAAAGGTCGCCAATACTGATTGAGCTTCTGTATATGCCGCAGACTCAGTAATGGAAACGCCAAAGTTAGCTGTTGCCGCCTCGGATGCGGTGACTGACATGGATTCGGTTACATCAACGGCGTAGACATCCGCGCCACCCCAGTAGCCATCACCCCATGCAAGATCACCCCATCCAGTTGCCATCTTAGGTCGCTGTTAATGTGGCAGTGTAAGTTACCGCAATGGTATCGCCTGACACAACAGACTTAGAACTAGAAAAATCACCAGCAGAAAACAACGTTCCTGTTGTATTGTCTTTAGTTGCGCTACCGCCAATGTTAATAAAGCAACCGGCTACAGTACCTGTGCTTGTCATAGAGAATGACACGGCAGAGGACGTTGCCTTGCTACCCGCTGAAGCCGCACTAAACGATGGCGTAGGACGATTTCCTGAATACGTAGGGGCGTTAGCTAAACCAACTTCTAACCAACTTGCATGAGATGCTTGGGTGTCAGCAGCTACTGCTGTACCAGTACCTTTTAAACCCATCACAACTGCGCCGCCAGCGGAATTTCCAAAGGCTGTATCTAAAGTGAAGTTGCGGCCAACAGTTGTGACAATGTTGTCAATTTCATCTACCCACTTAACAAAACCATCTGCGCTATAGCAAATAGCCGTGTAATGGCCACCAATACCCATCGTATCTTCAGGCATTGTGTTGTATTTAGTAACCGCTTCCACTTTATCTGTAGCGGTAATTTTGTCCATGGTCATAGGAAACTCCTTAATTGGAAGAACGAATCAATGCTGCTGACGCTGTGTTAGCAGGCATTGTGATGGTGAAATTGGTAGATGTTTTGTCAGACCCAAAGTCCAACACAGCAATAGATTTATTACCCTGAGTAACGTTGTAGATCAAAGCACAACGTGCCGTAACAGATGCGTTAAACACTACATCAGAAAAGTCTACGTAAGCTGTAAACCCAGATGAGTTAATGGTTACGCCAGTCAAGGCCACACCGCCTGCAACGTATCCTGTGCCCGTCACCTCTGCGGTGGTCGTGTAAACAGTGGTTGATTCGTTTAAATCAGCATTAGCCGTATACAAAGCAATCTTTAACGTATTGGTAGATAAGTTATGAACGCCTGTATATAGCTCTTTTTTAAAGCTAGTAGTCTGAGTTTGGAGAATATTGCTCATGAGACCGCCACTCGTACCTGACCATCTCGATAAGCATCCATACGTTGTTTACCATCACCCAAGTTCTTAAGAAGTGCAATAGCCTGAACGTACCGTTCTTGGTACATCTTATACATACCATCATCAGGAGCACTCTTCATGTAAACGCCAGCTTCAGAAAGTGTTCCATAAAGCAATGCAGAATCAAAGTTATCACCTAACCATGTAGTGCTAGTAGTGCAAATAGATTCTGGATAGTAGTAGTAATGCAACTCAGCGTTATAGTTAGCATTAGGCGTTGGCCCCATAATGAATGACAACTCATTAACGTTTGTAGACTGTGGGCCAAAGATGGCGTAGTGAACTGGCTCAGATGTTTGAGCAGTTAAAGGATACGCCTCACGCATAAAATTAACATCTTTGTTTAAAAGATATTTAAAGTCACCTTGGAATATCATTGTTCCAGATACAGTACCACTGTTAGCAACTGTCAAAGTAATCGTAGTCCCGTTAATACTACGCACAGTTGCGTTAGTCCCAATACCAGTACCCGTAACCTGCTGTCCTTTTTCTATCCCCGTATTACTAGCAACAACAATAGTCTTGGCACCAGAAGTTCCGGTCGCTGTTGTAGTGTTATACGGGTATACAGCAAGACTGTATGTCGAGAGAAAATCTTCTGGACAAGCTAAGTACTTATTACCAGTAGACAAAACGCCCGTTACGTTCTTACGCAAGTTGGCAATTTGCACCGTGTTATAGATGCGCTGCTCCGCCTGCTTAATCATCGTATTGATAGTGGTCGTATCAAACGTGTTCTGCGTGTAATCAACTACCGCAGCTACAAGTTGAGCGTATGTCATTGCCATTATTTAAACCTCAAGCCATTGGGCCGCGAGCCATCAAGCCTTTAGTAGCCGCACCAGTACCACGAACTTTAATGCCGCTAGTTTTAACTTTTTCATCACCAGCAGATTTACTTTCAGCACCAACGCTAAGGTCTAAGTTTTCAAGCTTACTGCGGTTAGAGCCACTACCGGGATTAGCAGAAACAGATACTGCTTTGCCAGTCATAGTGTGTGGTTTGGCATAGACCTTAGCATCGCCAACTTCTTTGCCCATCATCTTTTTGCTAAATGTAGCCATGATTAGCCTCGCTTTTGATTGTTAGCACGAGCCATGTTACGACCAACTTTACGCATTTCCATTCCGGTAACGCCTGAAGTCTTTTTACCACCCATCATTTCTTTTTGAGTGGGGCCACTGTTACCCAAATTTGTACCTTCAGTTTTACCTTTTTTGGCAATTCCATCGGCTGCTGTTCTGTATCCCATAATAATCTCCTTAACTTACCGTTACTGTACCAACAAATGTCGTTGCCACCAAGTAGTTTGGTGTCATTCCTGCATCAAAATTACTGGCTCCGCCAACCGGATACCAGCCCCATTGAATATCTCTAGAACCACCAGTTGGAACACCACCGGAAGGACTGTCAACAGGGTAAAGCTGTAAACCATTTACACCAGCCGTTACATAAGTTGTATCCCGTCGTGGATTACGTAAAGCTTGTGGATCATCTACAGGAAACGTACCCAACATTAACTGAGGCTGATCCGGATCCCAACATTCACCACAGACCAATAGTTGATATTTACGTTGCTTAATGATCTCAGTCTTAAGCGTCTTCAATAAAAACTGCTGTCCACAGCGGTCGCACATGGCAATCGCTTTTTTGCCGGATGCAAAACGATTACCCATTAACTGCTACCAATAAACATCTGTCTAGGAACAAACCTAATTGCTGCCTTTTCACGGTCTTCGCCTGCAGCAATCTCAAAGGTCTCATCGTAAATCTGCTTCAGCATTTGAATGCGAGGCATTAATTCTGGTGTTTTAACTGCAATGTGATAGGCCAATCCAGCCACAACACAAGGTAAAAACCTAAAGTTCATGTCTGCTGTTTCTACACCAGCGCCAGCATCTTGAATACGACGGAAACGGTAGTAAACAAACTGATATGGTGTGCTGTTATCTGGCGTTGGCCATACAGTTACAGCAGGAAGTTGAGGAACATATACCGCTGTTCCGTCCACATGGGATGCGGCAGTTGTATTATTTTGGCCACGAAATACACCACCTAAAACATTACCTGTGAGGTATGTGTAGTAAATGTCTTCAGACTCTAAACGAATAAACCCTGATCCAGCTAGTCCAACTACCGAGTCAAGCGTAATCGTTGTATCGGTAGAAGTAATTGCACCATTAAGAACCGTATTTGTTGGGTTAACCTGACCGGAAAGACGTTGAACCCATACTTGAATAGGTCTAGCTTGCTGTAGTTTATTAGGAATAGTCGCATAGGTAGAAACACTAATACGAGTAATACTTAAATCAGCTTGCGTTGAAGATGTATTTGAACCTGTACGAATAACTTGTTCAAGCAAATCAATGGTATCTGTAGGAAGAGCATAAGTGGCTAAGCCGGGGGTCAAGTTAATGAATCCCTGCTCAATAGTCCACATGTTGATGCCCTTGTTCTGCCACTCAATAGTCATCAAGTTCATTGAACGACGGGCAGTTCTCAAGTCATAACCAGTACGCATCTCACGACCAGCCCGCTCCCACGCCTCTTCAGCAATCTCCGTAAAATCCATGTTAAAGAGGGTGGAGCCGGTAGTGGTCATTTTTTAGCAGTCTTTGCAGATTGAACAAAAGCGTCAGCAGTAGGAGCACCTTTAGATCCGGGCTTACGCATCTTCTCTTTTGAACCAGCGGCTATCCGCTTACGTTTAGCGTTAATGTTGGCATAAAGGCCAACAGGCCCACCTTCCGCGTATTGCGTAAAGTCGGTGTCATCTCTACGCGACTTGCGTACAGCTTTAGGCATTTTACTGGGTAGCATGTCACCCATTCCACGACTTGGCATCATAATTTAACAGGCGTAACCGCCGCCTTTCATGCTAATCATAGTGCCCTTGGTTTTACCTTTGGTAGCACAACCATCAGCACGACTAGAAGCTGATCCGCCTTTAGCTAATTTTTTAACTGAAGCACCATCAATATCTTGAGGGACTGGCATACCTTCACGAAAAACTGTGTCTTTAGGCACAGGTTTCTTAGGGGCAGGAGCTTTAGGCATAGGCTTCTTAGCAGCCGGAACACCTTCAGGATCTGTAGGTGGCTTACCCATTTCAGCAGTATAAATACCGCCTTCAGCAAATTTATGTTTTTTCATAATTGCTCCTTAGCAGGCCATGCCGCCCTTGTTCATTTTAATCTGTGTGCCTTTGGTCTTACCACGCTGGGCAATACCATTAGCGGCTGCACGGAACGTACCGCCACCAGCTAACTTGGTCATAGATGCACCTTTATGCAAACGACCTTCGTGTTTGTTCACAGCCTTTTGCATCATAGCTTTATCTTGTTTAAGATCAGCTTTCATGTCTTCTTTCATGTCGCTCTTAGCCATACCGCCTTTAGCCATTTTGGACATGCCGCCTTTGGCCATCTTGCCTACGCCGTCAGCGGCGAAGTCAGGAACCATTTTGCCGCCCTTGTTGACCATAGTCATACCGCCATCTGCGTAACCTTTTTTCATATCGCCACCTTTAGAAAATTTACGGCCTTTATCGGCCTTTGAAAAATCTTTACCCACTGACATGGGCACTCCTACTTTCTTGGCGAACGATGGCGAATGTGCAATCGCTTCCATGAAATTATGTTGTTTCTTACTTACGCTTGGCATTATCGTCTACCTCCGTAAATTTGACCACCGTATTTATATGAAGTTTGATCTTGTAAAAGATTTTCTAACTTTCCATCATTACCAGTTGTAGATAAATAATCGCTTAAACTGTTTCCTAAATCATAAGCATTATTTTCAGACAACTGACTACCTTCAATTTGCGGCCCAGTAAAAGATTGGCTGTCAGTATTAATTGTTCCATCAGCATTCATTGCATTCAACACATCAAGAATATTTACTCCTGTTTCTTGTTGAGTTGGCGGCACACCAAGATCTTCTGCCAAATATTTCATATCCAGTTGATCTGCTGGACTATTAAATTCTTGCGGGCCAACAAAATTAGGAAAGTTAGGAGTTATTGTTCCATACAGAGCTTCTCTAAGTTCTTCATTGTTATTAACTGTTTGACCAGTTGGATCCAAATTGTTTTCATTTGGATTTACAAAAGAATTTTGACTTGGATCCCAATATGAACCCACTGGCTCATAAGGTGTGTTGGGAGTTGAACGTACAAAATCACCGATTGGCTGTGGCAATAAATCTCCAACAGTATCTCTTATAATTCCTTTTGAATAATCTTTTTCAGCTTTTGCGCCTTCTTGAAGATCTTTAACTTCATTGCCATAACCTAAATAATCTGCAAGTGAATTTACAGCTTTACCAACTAAGTACCCTTGTGGGTTTATAGCAAATGGCAATAGTTCTCTCATTTGGGGTGACAAGTTTTCAGATAGCTTATCTATGCCAAAAGTCTTTGCGCCACCACCTAACAATGATTGAATTCCAGCCATAATTACTCACCCCTTTTGAATAAGCTGGTCAATTTTTGCTTCAAGCCTGTTAAAACGTTGGTCAATGTGGTCAGTAATTCTTTGCACTTCTGCGTTAGTAGTGTAATCACGCGCTAACTCCTCTCGGGTTTTGTTCAAAAGAATATCCAAACGTTTGAGTTCGGCAAACTTTTCCTTCATTGTGAAACCAATGAGCGTGGTTATCAAGGTCAGTGCTGCCGACCAAATAGTATTCAAGTCCATTTAACATTTCCATCTCGCAAGAGCCGCAGCTTTACGGGTAGGTTTGCCCTTCTCATCTTTCATAGGGCCGGGTACACCAGACATCCGAGCACAGAAAGAATCTTTACGTTTACCGCCTTGAGGCTGTGGAGCTTTTAAATTACTACCTGTTGCGGCGTTGTACTTGGCTCGGCCTTTAGCAGTTAAACCTGCACCCTTAGATGCTGGCAACTTTTCACCGCGACCAATAGCAAGAGAGGGTGCTTTCTTAGCCATTAACAACTCTCAATCTGGAGTTATGGATATTTTCCAACATTGGCATTACAACTTCTTCTCGAAAGTTTCGCTCAAATGTTTCTTGTCCAACGTGGGGCAAGCTAATGTCAACGTCGATATAAACAGTGAAACCCATTTCAGTAGCTCTATCGCAGAACAAATAGTCTTCTCCAACATACTTACCGTCCCTGATTGCAAAGTCAAATACGGCTGACATCTTTTCTGTAGGGGACTTTTCATAAGTCCACTCTGGATGTGCTTCTATCAATCGTTCAATAACATGACGCTGGATCAACATAAACCCAGTAGGCGCACGTTTTAAACGCATTAGAGAGCCATCAAACTCTAGGTCGCCATTGTCATCAAAGTAAATATCTGCAAAGAACTTAGCGTCTTTGGCTCTGCGTGGGTATGCTCCGGCAGTGATGTCTTTATCACCGCTTTGGGCAAGCAGACGTAGAATATCATCAGGGTTAACGATTACATCCGCGTCAATAAACAAAAGCTCTGTGCAGTCTGTCTTTAAGAATTCGTGTACCAAAGCATTACGAGCCATGGTAATAATTGAGCAATTAGACAAATCAGACAACGTGACGGACACACCAAGACTAATTGCCTTGGGCATTAACTGCGCCAGTGCAAATGCGGTCTTGATATTTAGTTTGCCGTCATAAGCTGGAATGCCTATGAACAGCTTACGCCCCATCAATGTTGCCTGTTTTGTTTCAGCCATAATAGATATTACAAGCTACTACGTTACTCATTTGGGCATAAACACCATCGGTAGCAACTACACCATCATCAGGAATGAATGGCGCATTGTTATATGGATCATTTGCCGCTACGTCATATGTCATCAACCAACGGTTTGCAAAAACCATTGCCGCTCCAGCAGTAATACTTCCGGAGTTAATGTCTGTAAGTGTAAATGTACTTGAGTTTGTAACAGTTACTGCGTAGTTGCCATTAGTAGCAGTGCCGCCTGTACCTGCCGCAAAATCAACGCCAATAACTTGACCAGTTGTTAAACCGTGAGCAGTTAATGTAACGGTGATGGTTGTACCAGAACGACCATAAGTTGCCGTAGTTACCGGGGCAACGGTGGTATCAAATAACGTAACGTACCCAGCAGTGGCAGAGCCAGTGAATGAAATGGCTTTGACTCGGTTGCGACCAAGAACCATAAATCCACTAGCGTTTATATGCGCCTGTTTGACAGGTGTCTGATTCATAATCAATCTCCTTGTAAATGGGGGCCGAAGCCCCCTAGATCAATTAAGCCTGTGAAGGAGATGGAACCAAAGCGCCAGTTGAATCGGCAACAATGTAACGGCAAGTAATTTGAACAATACCGGCTGTGCTAGGAGCGCCAGTGGTAAATGTAGGAGTTGCCACTACAATTACATCAGTAGAGCCAATACCAATTCCGTTAGGAGCGGCAGTAGAACTAGCGCCAGCATAAGCTGTAACTTGAGTGGTTGTCAGCGTTGCACTTTGACGACCAGCAGTCAAGATGGTAGTAGAAGGCCAGAACAAATCAGCAGTTGTACTTGTACCAATTGTCATTACGGCGGCTGTAACAGTGCCAGACAAAGTGGTCAAAGTATCAACAACAAAGTCAATAATGTGTGAACCAGCAGGCAAAGTAAAACAAGTAATTGCGGCGGCAGAAGTTGCGCCAACCATATTAATTTGTTTAGTCTGAGCAACCATTGTTGCGCCAGTATTTTGGATCGTGCCAGCAGTAGTGCCGGTTGTGTTTTTAACGGTGCCCAAGAGCCAAGGGCCGAGGTGAGTAGCAAATCCCATGATGTTTCCTTCATGCAGTTAAAGGTGTATCAGTCTTGCATGATGTCTGCCGGGACAGTTTGATACACCGGAAAGCCCGGATTAAGAACAATATACAACAAATAAAAAGGGAGCACAAGGCTCCCTTCAAACATTTCCGAAGAAATATTTATCCTATCAGGACGAACCGGGTGATCCGAAGATACCCAATGGATCTGACACGCCAAAGCTATAACGCTCACGGGCTTTGTAACGAACGTTACCTGTGTCAAAGTCACCGTCCATGCCTGTAGACATAGGAGTACGGATGAAGTGCTTCAAGCCGTTAGGTACGTCAGTCAACAAGAACCAACCGTTTGTGTCGGTCAAGAAGTGGTTAACTGTGTAGCCTTCAGGGATTGAACCATTGTTCTTCAATGCGTTGATGTCGTTGTCAGTTGTACCGACGCGCAACTCAGTCTCAAGAAGACGAGTAGCAACGAACATCAATGAAGGAGGAACGACCAGCTTCTTAGGCTTAGCGGCGATCAAAAGACCACGCTCGTCTGTCCAAGCAGCGATTTGAATAACAGCGTTTTCCAACGATGTTTCATTCAAGTCAGCGCCAGTTGTAGGACGATTGCTGTTGGTGCCACCGGAAACGAGTGGGTGTGCTGTTGAGCACAAAACCACGCCGTCGCCATAAGTAGGGCCACCAGTGAAAGCGTTGTTCAGGACGTAAGCGGCCTTAACTTGCTTTGTATAAGACATACCACGGGCCAAAGCCTTGGTATAACGTGAAGACAAAGAGTCATACAAGTTATCTTCCACGGCTTCTTCGGTGATGGAGAAACCCATCGCGATTGTTTCGTGTGTATAACGAGCAGTCCATGCTTCCTGTGCATTGTCATAGCTGATGGCTGAGCCTTCATTTTTGACAGGTGCGGCAGAGAAACCAGACAGTTTTGTCTCTTCTTCAAAGCTACGCTCAGATGTCTCTGTTTCGTAGATCTCTTTGTGCTCTTCGCCGTATTTAGCGTACTCCAGACCAAACAAAGCGTTCAGACCGGGGAGCAACTCTTTAAGTAGTTGTGCGCGTGAAATAGCCATGGTGAGTTACTCCTTAGATACCAGTGGTATTGTTGTACTGGTTCGTGTTGAACTTAACGAGGAACTCGTAATAAGTCGTGGCAGCTACGTTAGCATTGCCAGTTGCGGTGTCAGCCACCACATCAATCACACGAACGGGAAGAGTATTAGTAGTGTTGGCGGAAGAACCGTCAATACCGTAATACGAGTCACCAGTGGTAGTTGAACCAACGGTTGCAACCAAAGCCACGTTAGAACCAACAATCGCACGGCTATAAGCTGTAGGAGTTGTGGAACCAGCGACTGTAGCGCAAACTTTGAAAGCTGCCATGGGATCATCTACAACAAAGGCAAAAGCCATAGCTGTAGAAGTAGAGACTGCCGCAGGATAGTACTGGCTAAACGTAGGCTGGCTCAAAGAGTTGATGTAAGAACAACCAACCAACACACCAGCAACTGAACCTGAGTCAGTTGTACTAGCAGCTACGATGTAACCGTTAGTATCAATCTTAACGGTATCACCGTTCAGGATAGCTGTAGCGTAGGCAGGCGCGATTGGGATTTGACGGATCGCTCCGGCGTAAGGTAGGCCGTCAATGCGATTGACAGGCTTGAAACCATACGTCTTATCAATGGTAGGGTATGCCATCTATAGACTCCAAATAAAATTTAAATGCCTTTACCGAAAGTAACCGTGGACTTACGTTCTTTGAACATAGGCATCCGTGGGTCGTTCTCTCGCATGTAAGTATTGTCTACCGCTTGCATCTGCGCTTCCGACTGCTGTCGATAGTAAGCATCACGCTGCTCAGTAAACTCTACCGGGGTTTTACAAAGTAACAATCCACCTACCTCTACGCTGTCTGGAAACTGACCATTGTTAGAACCAAACAAACGGATTTCAGGGTGATCGGAAGCTTTGACGGGTTCCCATCCTTCGCGCAGTTTTTGAGAGATGTTTGTTGCATCTGCTTTATTCAAGGTGCTTACACGGATCCAACGAAAAGCGTAGCCGGGTTCAGGATGAGGATCGGGCAAAAGCTGGGGCGGCATCCAATGTTTTGGACGAGCGTAAGCTTCACGACTTTCAGTTTCACGTTTAGCACGAGTTTGAGTTTCAGACATATCAATCACCTTTTCTTAATTCTGCAATTTTTTGAGCCATAAGTTCGTGGGATACACCGAACTTTTTAGCCATCGTTACCTGAAATGGAGTGAGCCGGATCTTGGAAGATGAGGTGCTCCGTGTCGCAGGTGCGACGACATTCGATTTTTGACGAGGAGCGGATTGACTCTGCTGAGTTTCCGGTTCGTTGCTGTCCAGACCGAAGTTCTCTGGAAACACTTGGCGAATTCGCGAATTAAGTCGCGTGTAATATTCGTCGGAGTTAGGGTCAATACCATTCTTAATGAGCTTAGTATGTAAGCCCAGAGCAAAGCTGGTCATTTCATCATCGCTACCGAACCAAGAATTCTCGCTCTGCCATCTCGCAGCTTTAGGGTCTGCTTGAGGTTGACGAGGGACTTCCCTAGGTGCGATTTTTACCTCAGTTTCTTCTTTTTGTAAAGCGGGTTTGAAATTATTTACTCGCTCCATTTTAATTTTGGCAGAAGTTAATAACTCCTGAGCCTCAACTAAAGCATCAGAATCACCTGATTCATAAGCAGATTTATAACGCCGCTTGGCTTCATCTACCTCATTAGATACTACCTTTTTGGCCTGCTCTAATAATGCTGACTGCCCCTCAGATAATGAACCTTTGAGTTTCTTATTCTCTTCGGCTACTGATTGGGCAAAGGCAATAGCCTCTTCCCGCTCTCTGCTAGCTTCTTCCGCACGGCGACGTTCACTATGAAAACCAGACTGAAGATCAGATATTCTTTTCTTAACCTTTTCGTCGTACTTTTCAAGTTCATCGTCGTCATTAGATTGAGTAGGTTTTGTTTCTTTTGTAGAGGTTTGAATCTCTACATCTACCCCACCATCGTCTTCCTGAACTGTTGTTTTTTTGTCTACTTCATCAGGAAAAGTAAATTCTTTATTTTCAATATCGGCCATGAATTACTCCTTAAAAGTTAGGTCGTTGAATTCCACGGGGATCCTGAACAACCGCTTCGACGCTATCATCGTTAATCAGTCGCCACTCGGTACCGTGAATTTTCATACGTGTCCCAGTATTGGGTCGCGTAATGATGAAGTCTCCAACTTTGCAAGACGCTCCTGAAGGAAATCGTTTTTCGTCTTTAAAAGCGTCTGGGCCAATCTTGGCCACAAACAAGACGGGAGAAAGCAATTCTTCATGGTGCATAGCAGTTGCAGATTTTAAAATGCCAGTTTCGCTATATTCATCTTCTGCTTTGGGGAGCATACAAAGAATATGGTAAGTAGCGGGATCGGGCACCTGCCTAGCTTTTTCTTCTGGGTTTTTATTTAAAAGGCCAGAAAGATCAACAGCAGACACATCAAATTCACTCATCGTCATCATCCTTAATTTTTCTTAAAAGGTCATTCAACTCAAACTGCGCGGTTTGTAGACCTTTAATTACTCCGCACAACCCCTTGTAATCAGCGTAGTCTTTAGCTACGCCGTCACTCAAAGACCTATTTAATTCCTGAACTCTCTCATTTATTCGCTGATTCAGGATGTCGAATATCTTCAATTCCATGATGCACCTCTATTAATTTAAAAGTATTAATGTCGTAATTAGCCGACTTACACCATACTCGTGCAAAGTTACAATCCTTTCTTAAAGGACATGACTCGCACTTGGCATTCTTTGTACTAATATTATTTCCGTGGTTTCGGTATAAATACAACACTTTAGGTAATCGTGCCGCAGGAAACTTCTCAACAATTTGCATAAACAAATCGCCATCTGCACAGCCATTAGTACTAGCCAGCTTCTCGTTGTAACCTTGAATGTGCTTCATTACATCTGAGCGGTACATTCCAAAATGTCTCCAGCCGTGTTGATGTAATTTGTTAGGATCAAATGTGGGACTTGGGGAATAGTGCTCAACCTCACCCTTCTTACCTATCTGGGCAAAGTCTGAATATATAAACTTAACGTCTGGTAACTGGTCAAAAGCCAGCAACATCTCCTCAATGGCATACCTTTCAAGCATGTCATCGCTGTCAAAATGAGCATAAAAGTCCCCTTTTGCAAGCCCAGAAAGCTTCAACATTGTGCTGTTATAGCCAATATTTACCCCATTTTTGTGGACTTTTATGCGTTTATCGCCCTTAGATAAGACCTGCGCTAGCTCCCAAGTACCATCATCAGACCCATCATCGAGAATTATCAGTTCCCAATTCTTATAAGTCTGCTTTTTCGCGCTATCAATAGCGTTTTTGATGTAAGCCACGTTGTTATACGCAGCCATTAATAGGGATACTAGCGGTTTAGTCATTTAGCCTCGCGTCATTTTGGTAATAACATCAGCTTTAAGCTTCTGTTCGGTTTGTTTCTGTTGAGATTGCAGTCTCATAGCCTCTCTTTGGCTCTCAGCCTTGATTCTTTCAGCATCAATTGCTAATCTAGCCTGAGCTAAAGCCATATCCGCCTGATCTTTTGCAGTTTTACGCTTAACTTCTTCCGCTTTGATCTGCAATTCAGCCTGTTGCATCTGAATAAGCGGATCTTGCGCCTGTTGTTGAGCCTGTTTCTGCTGAGCCATAGCGGTATTTGTCTGTAAAAGCTGAGCACTAGCCTCTGCAATCAACTTAGACAACTGAACTTCCACATCTTCTGGCAGTTTTTCGTTCGGAGGAGGAAGCGGTACACCCATTTGCTCTTCAATCTTGCGTCTGTACAAGAATCCTAAGTGCTCTGCAATGTGAGCCTGAATAGCCGCCATCATTTGCTGAGCCATAGGGTTCTGTCCCATCGTCTGAGCGATCATCGGATCCTGCATGAACGTCGTATGAGCCGCAATGTGAGCATCTTGATCCTGATAGATGAACGCTTTAGTAGGTTCGCCCTTCAAGAATGCCATATTTTCAGAGATAGGATCTCTTGGCTGTTCATCGTCAGGAGTTGGTACTAACTTTTCTCCGTTCTTAATACCCAAAACCTCAATCATCTGTCTATGAAGGTTAGGTAAGTTGTAAATCTGCGGAGCTTGCTGCGCCATCTGCATCACAGCTTGGTACTGCATGATCCTTTGAGCCATTGTCGAGCTATTAGGATCTGAGACAGGTATAACATCCACCATGTCATAGTCTTCTTGCTTGGCCATCTTAGTGCCAGAAGAAGGTTCGTACTCATACTCTGTAGGAGCGTAGTCTCTGATAATAGCTTTGAGTAACTTAAACTCTTGTTTCATTGAGTAATGAACACGAGCCTGTACCGCCGACATTGTTTTTAGCTGACGTTCCAACAAAGCTAACGTCGTTCCTACGGGCGCGTTAGCAGACATGTCGGATACATTCATATCCGCAATAGATCCTAAACGGCGACCCTCGTCGTTGATCTTGTCTAGCAATCCAGCTAAAACTTGTGACGGCTCCTTATAAGGAAGCGTCATGATGTTGTCTTTGATAGAGCCGCTAGGAATGTCTACATCCCTAAACTCTCCCGGCGCAATAGGAGTATCGTCCCCTTTGTTAAGTCTCAGACCTCTAGACTTAAGTCCACCGGGTAGGTTACTTAGTGTGCCAGCATCAACAAGTTGCCTAATAAGAGATGTGCCGGCTCGGGCGTAACCACCAATAAGATGTATGAAACCAAAGCCATAAGCACCAAAGCCGGGTACATAATCATATTGGACAAAATGCTGGCGCTTAAGTCTCTTATCGTCATTCTCATTCCAGTTCCTATAGATAGACAAAATCTTACTTGTACCTACATCAATCGTGATGATGTAAGGTAAAGCTATCCCGTCTTCATCCTCATAACCCGGCAGATCAATATCCACCTGAATCTCATAGATCTGATAACGGTCGTCGTCAGTTACTGAGTAACCCTGCTCATCCGCTTTTTTCTTCTCTACGTCTGTATGTAGATTAGTCGGCTCTCCCAGATCTACGTCTGTATAGAAACCTGCTACCTGAAGTTTTCTAATCTCATTCTTAGACTTACGCATGATGTGCGTAACTCTTTCAGCAGTCCTAGCCCCACTAGAGCCGTAGGGAATAATCACATCTTCAGCCGGTACATAAACAGAAGTCTGACGGCCAAGGTTAGGGTCGTAGTAAACTTTCTTAAAAGCTGATCCGGCTAATCCTAAATTAAACAACATCCTTTCATGTTCAGGACGGTACTCAGGCATTTCCTCAGTTAACTTATAGTTCATGTCCTCCTGAACTCGCGCAGCCGCTTCAGTCTTAAGACGGTCAATTGCACCAATAATTTCCGTTTTGACTGGCCCCGCCGCAGGGAACGTTTCAATAATCGTTTCACTCTGGAACCTAACCGCAGCTTCCGTAAGGATCGTCGAATAAACTCCACAAGCGCCGTTCCATGGCTCAGTACGTTCTTCATACTTCATCCCCAAAACATCTAGACCCTTAACGTACATCTCCACCCAATCTTTTCTAGATTGAATGTCCGATCCCACATCTTCAATCAGATCCGAACCCACAGCAGCAAGTTCACTGTCATCCATGAACTCAGCCAAGTTATCGTCAAAGTTGTCCTCTTTCCCAGACGGAGGAGTTAAATCAATCTCAATCCCGTCTATCTCAATAGACATAGATTCCGGATTCTCGACTTCAATCTCAACATCCGGAGTTAAAGAGTCAATGCCCTGTGGCATTTCGTATAAAGATTTTTCCATGAGAGCCTCAATAGTAAACGTGCTTTTTTCTAAAGCCGACTAGATCTTCGCGCTCGTCTGTATCAAGCCGCAAAAACCCACCTTGTCTGAAACGAATTAAGCCTTGGACACAAGCATCAACCAAGTCATCGTGATCTGCGTTTGGAAACGCCGCCATCTGCTCAACCAACTCGTGCGCCCACCTCGTATCAGGTGCCCATACTTTACCCGACTTGAACAAATCAGTCACCGAATTTAGTCGCACAAACTTATCATTTCCTCTACTCGGGGTGTATTCACTCACCACAATCCCCATCCGTCTTAATTCAAATATCAACGGCGCTCCTGCGGCCTTAGCCTCCACAACAAAAGCATCCGGCTCCCAATCTTTATAGTGGTTGTATGCTTTCTCTTTTAATTCAGGAAACTCCATCCTCTTTTGAAAAGCATCCAACAAAATAATGTTCACATCCTCGGGGTTCTCGTTCATGTGAAAAACACCCAAAGTCACGCAGGCGGAATAGTCTGATCTCTCATTCTTAGTAAAAGCAGTATCCCAACTCTGAATGATAAATTCACACTTAGGAGGATCCTCCTTCTCCCAAATCTTCCACCACTCCCTTTTAACTAAAGCTCCCTCTTCTCCCGTGGGACTTTGTTGATACTGGGCGTTCCACTTACTAGGAGGCAACTCATCTCTCAAAGCCTCCAACTCTTCCAAACTCCAAAACTCAGGCCACAAAGGTTTCCCACTCGGCATGATTGCTGGTAACTCAATTACCTCCCACTCCTCCCCTTTATCCCTACTGGCTGCATCCTTAATGATCCTACCAGTCAGGTCTTTCTCCGACCAGCGCGTCATCACAACAACAATAGCCCCACCCGGCTGAAGTCGCTGTCTAGGGCCAGAGGTGTACCACTCGTAAACTTTATCAAATACAGTAGGATCTCCCTGAGCTAAAGCCGCTTCTTGTTCAGAATGCGGATCGTCAATAATTAAAAGATCTGCACCCTTACCCGTTACCGTACCCTGAACACCAATAGCGAAGTACTCTCCACCCCCACTGGTCGCCCACCTACCGGCAGCTTTACTGTCCTGTCTCAAACTTACATTAGGAAAGATCCTAGAGTACTGTTCTGAATCTACTAAGTTCCTAACCTTCCTTCCGAAACCCACCGCTAAATCCGCCGTGTTAGAACACTGGATAACCTTTTTATTCGGGAAACGGCCAAGAAACCATGAAGGTAAAAGATAAGAAGCAAACTCTGACTTTGTATGCCGAGGAGCCATATTGATAATCAATCTCTTAATCTTCCCATTAGCAATATCTTCAAACTTCTTAGCCATTAGAGAGTGGTGTCTTCCTCCCACGAACCCCGGCCACATCTCCTTGATATATTCCATAAAAGAAGCATGACACTTTTCCCGAGTTAATGCACTCTTATACATCTCAACACTCGCCAAGAACTCCTCCTGCTCGTTCGCAGGCAACTTCTCAATCAAATCTTCTAGCTTCATTCCAAATTTCTAAAGTTAATATACACAGGTCTTATCGTCCTACCCTGTCTATCCACCTTCTTTATAACACCTATATTCACAAGCCGCTTAATTATTTTAGAAGTATTAGACATACTCATCTTTCCCCTCTGATGGGCTATATCCTTTAAAGAAGGACTGAACCCATACCTCTTCCACCACTCATCAATAATCAAAAACACTTCCTTCTGCACCGGGGTCATATCTACCTCCATACACTCGTTAAACGTCATGTCACTCTTTCGAGCCGTCATCTTCTTATTTATCTGTACTCTCATAAATCGTAGAAAATTGTTCTGTTTTCTGCATCGTAGAAAATTGTTCCAGTTTTTAGAAAATTGTTCCAGTTTCTACAACCTAGAAAATTGTTCCAGATTCTAGAAAATTTTTTGTAGAAAATTGTTCCAGATTCTAGGCCGGGGGGTCTTCCCTAAACGAAGGGGTGGGGTTCTCGCCCCACGGATTTTTTGGGGGTGGGGCCAAATCTTGTTGGGTTGGTGAAACCGATCCTGAATGGGTTGATTCGGGTGGAATAGTATGTAACTGTAGATGGGACTCCGCTTGGCTGGCTTGGGGGGTGGCACTGGGGTGGGTCTCGCCTGCCAACTCTTTTAATAGCGTGTCCGCCTCTATTATCGTCGCGTCTTCCGCGCGCCCGTTAAGCATCTGCCGCAACTGCGCCATGATCTGCGCCTTGGTGTCTGCACTACTGCTTATCGTGTGCACTTGCTTGCGCTCAGTGAATGCCGCCACTTCCGTGACTGTGCCAAGCACCTTAGCGGCCGCCACTTTGGTGGACTGTTTGGCCTTTGGGTCGATCACTACTTGGACAAGGGATTGAATGACCAACTCCCTCAAAGCCGCAGGGGTGCGATGTTTACTCGCCTCAATTGCCAGTTGATAGGCTTCGATCTCTGCCTGAATCCTTACGTCCTTGGCTAGCTCGTAAGGCTTACTCGCTAGCGTATGCTTGCTTGCGTTTGGTTTGTACGCCTTGCGGTATGCGTCAGCCTTCGTTGAACCCTTAGCGACCTCTTGGGCGAACGCTTGCATTTTGGGTGTGATCGCCTTGCGGGATACACCGAGGATGTCAGCCATTGGGACTTGTTCTAGTCCTTCCTTGATCTGCTTTCTGCTTAGTGTCTTCATGGTGTGTTCTCTCCTACTTGATTGGGGGAATAGTAAGCAAAGCCGTCCCGCTTCGCTAGTTCCTTACGGGCGCGATTGGAACAGAAAATAAAACAATTTTCTAGACCTTTTAGGCAGCTTGTTTTTGTAATGATTTTGTTTTCAATATCAAATCATGAATCACTGCACTTTTGAAACCAAACGTATTACATAGGGAAATCCCCTAGCGTTGTTTTTAAAGGCTTTTTTGATACATGGCACGATTCTATTATGCTTATATAGTGTAAGGCACAACATTTCGTTACACTGCTTTACACCAACTTGCAAAAGGATTGATAATGTTAACCAACCAACCAATCAGCGACACCATGACACAAAGTATTCGCAAAGTCGTAGGAGAACAAATCAAAGCTCGCAAAGCTCAACCCGTTGCCCGCTTCAAGCTCAATGACCAACACGACCTGATCGTGCGTAGGACTGACGACGGACTGACTGTGACCTGTGACACCTGCTCGATCTCCGAGACCGCTTCCAAGGCCGTTGTCTTCGCCTTCGAAAACGGCATCTTCCGAATGATGATCGACGGCGCAAATTTCAAACGCCAATAACCCAAAGGAAAAACCATGACAAACAACCAACCTGAAAACTGCCACTTTTTCGCCTCGTCCGTTTGGACTTGGATAACCACCAACGAGACGCGAGACCTTCGCCAACTCATAAAACACATGGACAAAGAGGGTAAACCTTACAACCTGTTCCTTGTGCCTGTTCCGCACGATGCCGCCTACGAAATCAAGATGTATCAACCCCAAGTAGAGGGCACTCAGTGGGTAGGGTTCTTCGAGCCTAAAGCAAAGCGTTAAGCCATGCCTGAAGCCCTCCTGTGAGGGCTTTGGGGATTACTTACCAACCACCAAAGGAGAAACCATGAACGCAATAGTTTTAGACACACCCGAGCAGATCGCCCGTTACCGCCTTTTGACCCTCCGAGCCGCCTTGCGGCTTGAGATTGCGGGAATGAAAAAGCGCGGGGATTCAGCTTACAAAATCTTAAAGGCCGAGGGCTACTCCGGCACTCGCGCCCAAGTCCTTGAGCAGTTACACGCACACCTCGAATCAACCAAGTAAGGAAACATCATGCAAAGAATCACACGCAAATTTTTAGAAACTCAGATCAACACATTAAACCAAATCACGGGCAACCCTTTAAATGCCTACCGCACCGAGAACGGGAAACACTTTGCCAATATCGGCAATTACCACCTAGACGGGGCTTATGGGGGCTTTGCCCTTTCCCGCATGGTAGGCGAATCGGGCGGGTGTTCTGACATCTTTTCTTGTGGTCATGTAAGCGCACGACAACTAAGCGACCTTATCGCGGCATACATGGCGGGCATTTACTCGGTGCAAAAGGAGACAACATGAGCAAATCAGATTTACAAACAATTTTAGAGATCGCCCGAGTAGCTTTGTCTCACCAAGCAACTGGCGACCTGATCGCCCGCGAGCTTGATCTAAGCAATGAGGAATTAGACCGCATTTTCTCTGTCATTGAGGGGGTCACGGGATGAACTACCCACCCGCTTACATCATTGATATGGGCTATAAATTTGAGCGAACAAAAAGCAGCACCCGCGCGAATTTCTACCGCACTTGGCTAGCCAATGCCACCGCCCAAGACCGCGCCAACCGCTTAGAGATCATCCGATTGTTTGAACTGGGCAGGGCAGAGGCTAGATGACCGCCTGAAGCCCTTAACCGAGGGCTTTGGAGGGTACTTTTGCCCGAACAGGAGAAAACTAAATGCAAACCAAAACTCACAAATCAATACACCGAGGATGGGTCACAGAATCTCACGTTGAGATTAACGACACCATGCGCCTGAGAATCCTCACGATGAAACGATGGGGCGGGTCTCTCTGCACCACCGCGACAGTCGAACACAAAGACGGAAATTATTTCTATTACGAGCCGTTTAAAGACTACGACAAAACAATCTTGAGCACCCGCCCCGCCCGAGTGACTCAGCGCACAGTCGAGGAACAACACGCACAGGCTACGCGAAACCTTGACCTGATCCGCGACACCATCGACCACCATTATTCATTGACGCACTAAAGGAGACCATCCGATGACCGACCAAGAAAAAATCAAACTGCTACGCAATGCCTTGAAAAACCTTATGCAGTCAGCCGATAGTTACATAGAGGATGGCGCATGGATTGAAGCCTTGTCCCATGACATTGAACTTGCAAAGACTGTTTTAAAACAAGCAAAACCCACTAAATTAAATAGTTTGGAGAAATCAAAATGAAAGTTTGGAAAGTAAACATAGATGTTTTTGTTG